TGAAATAGACCACCGTTTAGTGGCTCGACTGCTTGAAAACAACATGCATGACCCTAATTCAAAGGTCAATAAGCTACAATTGTTAGAGATGGCACACGCAGCGTTAGAGGCGAAGCGTGAAGAAGAGTGGCGTGCCGAAAAGAAAGACATTTTGAAGTCTGCCATGAAGTCAAACAAGAATGTTTGGAAGCATGACGGTAAGACCATTAGGAAGTAGCCATGCCAGCTGAAGAGTTCTCCTACGTAGGTAACGATGTTGCCCTGCGTGTTCGTGCACAGTTCGGTGACACCTCAGGTGCCCAACTTAGCGACGTTTCCTTGCTGTCATGGATTAACGACGGTCAGCGTGAAATTGTAAACTCAAACCCAATTCTCCGCGCAAGCAAAACAACCAATGTTGTAAAAGACCAAGCAGACTACACTTTCCCATCTGACAAAGTACAAATTATTGAAGCCATCTACATTGACGGCTACCCAATTGATAACGTAACCCCGCAGGCTGCTCGTGAATTTATTCAAAAAGCTGACCCTACAGCACTTCTAACCGCTGAGCGTCCACAAATCTGGTACGAACGTGCAGGCATCATCACCTTCTACCCAAAGCCAAACAAAGACATCACCAACGGTCTAAAGCTTGAATACATCAAGTCGCCAACAATGCTAGCCAGCCTAAGCTCAGCCATTGGTATCCCAGACCGCTACTTCAACGAACTTGTCAACTACGTAAACGCACAAGCTCTTGAAATGGACGAAAACTACGACGCTGCAAACTTTAAGCACCGCCAGTTCCGTGATGGACTAGACCGCCTATTTACAAAGGACTCAGTTTCGCAAGACGCACTATACGGAAGCGTACTTGCTGACCCACTAGATTACGGAGTCTAATGTCTCAGATAATCCGCCAACGCAGTGCAGCTCTACAACAGTTCACTGGTGGTCTAAACAACTACTGGGACCAGTCATCAATTGACGACTCTGAACTTGCAGACATCATCAACTTTGAGTTCACCACAAACGGTGCGCTAACCTCACGCCCAGCAATCTACCCTGAACGAGCTGCAGAAAACGCACTCGTCACAACACCAGTCGCAGGTCAAGCAATTGACATCCTAGGCACCTACATTCGTGCAGATGGTGCACGCTTCCTTGTAGCCGTAACAAACGCAAAAACCTGGATTTACAACGTCACAGCAAAAACCTGGACAGAAATCGCTGCTTTCAAAGCAACAGACTGCACCCAGTATTTGAACAAGATTGTTCTTTCCTCAGCCACAGCGGGTCAGGGCGGTTATTGGGAGGGCGGTACATTTACCAACACTCCATCAATGCCAGCCCTTGGTGGTATTGAGCTTTTTCAAACCCGCTTCTTTGGATACGGTGTAGAAGGCACAACAACAGCCAACATCGTCTACTGGACCAACATCTCAACCGCTGGCCCATCAGGTGAATCAACCTCAGTATGGAACTGGCTAGACGCCAACCTAAGCTACATGTACGTAGAAATTGGTGGCGGAGACGGTCAATGGATTACCGCCATGGCTCAAGGTTACAACGACATTGTTATCTTCCGTAACCGCTCAACCTACCGCTACAGCTACGGTGAAGTACCTGAAGAAGGCACAATGCAGGTTATGCAACAAGACATTGGTGCAGAATCTCGCAAAGCCGTTGTCAAATTTGAAAACGCCCACTTCGTTCTATACGGTGGCACTCTTTACAAATACCAGAACTGGTTGTATTATCCTCTTAATGCACAACGTGTAAAGTTTGAAACCTACGACAACTTCACTCGCCGTTTTCAGCACGCTGTAAGCATTGTGGGACGCCGATGCCTTGTATGGCACAACGGGTCTATGTATTCATACAACCTAGACACAGAGACATGGAGCGAATGGGAAAGCATTCACAGGGTCGCATATTTCGTAACCATACCGCGACGCTCAGAAGAAAACGTAGAAGAGCTCTACTTTGGTATCTCTGGAGACAGTCTCCAGCAGGCACCAGGACTTTCCGATTTTTGTCTATATCGCATCGAAGACCAATCAACTACCGCAAATGGTAGCGAAAACTTCCGCTGCTCACTACAAACAAAAATTTATGACTTCCAAACACCTGTGGAATGGAAGCGCCTATACTTCTGGTCTGTTGACTTATCCACAGCACTGCCAGTTCGTGCTGTAGCCGTACCAGTTGCTATTCGTGAGCGTGAAGAAGCTGTCCACTGGGATGAGCTTTCCCAAGATGGTGCATACGACAACTCCTACTACAAATGGGATGAGCTATCCTATGAAGGGGTTGGCGATACCGCTTTCTCTAACTGGGACCGTCCAAAAACCCCAGGAACCGTAGAATCAGTTATCGACGACTTCCCAGCCACAACCAAACCTCTACGTATGGAAACCAAGCTAGATAACGCCTTACGCTTCCGTCGCATATTCTTTGAGTTATACTTAGACTGTGACGGTACGCCGTCTACATCACCTGTACAGGTCTTTAGCATCATCCCAATGATTGGTGCTAAAGCAAAGATTTCTAAGGGAGCCAACTAATGGCAGGAAGCGAACGCAGCCTACTAGGCACCTTTGAATTCAACCCATACGCTGCAGGGTCAAAAACTTACAACGGTGTCGCAAAATCACCAACCCGTGGCGCAGTTGACAAAACTGGTTATGCTGCACGAGACAACAAAATTAAGGCACGTCGCAACGCTATCCTTGCAAAACTACAAGGTCAGCAAAAAGGTGCTTTCGCAAGTTCTAACGTACAAAGGTTCGTGAAATAATGGCATTAGTATCAGGCATTGGTGGCGGTAAAGGCACCCCAACAAAGACAGCACTTAAGCCTACAGGTGGCAACATCTATTCTCTTTTGAATCCAAAACTTGCTGCTCAGCAGAACGCTCAAAAAGCAGCATCTCAAAATGCTGTTAAAAACCTTAAGCCTGTTGCAAAAAAAGGTGCTACTGGTGCACCAGCAGCAACTAAACCACCTACGAGCGTAAAGCCACCTGTTAACTCAGTGCTACCTGAGCAACTACCAGCATTCCAAGAAATTTCTGCACAAGAAGAACCATTCACTTGGACTCTTGAAGGTGACCCTACTTACCGAGCAGCACTTGATGCTGGCGAATCAGAGTTCAACCTTGCACGTGCAAACGCACTAGCAGACCTACAGAACCAGCAAACCGCAAACGCATCTGAAGAAAAAGCTCTAAACAAAAACGCGACTGAATCTCGTCGTCGCCTTGCAGGCAATTACGCTTCACGTGGCATGGCTGGTGGTTTCGCTGGTGCATACAGTGTTGCTGAAGCTGAAGCGAATGCTCGCCAGATTGCTGCACAAACCAGCCTAAAAGACCAAATTACTGCCCTAAATGCACAATACCTATCTAACTACGGAGCAGCTGGCACAGACTGGACTGGCACACTTACTGGACAGAAATACAAGACAGCTGCGGCACAGGCTGCAATCACAAACCAACTAGCACAGCGTGGAGTCGCATAATGGCAGATGTAAAAATTGACACAGCAGACATCAAGGTTCAAAATGGCACGCCAACTACACCTAGAACCGTTGACCCAATGTTTGGTGTTGACGTAAAACCAGCCAAGCCAAACCTAAAACTAACTGGTGGCATGACTCCATCGAAAGATGCTCAGAGCCTCTATGTTGACCCTACATCTGCATATAAGCCAGTACTTGATTTCCTAGCACAGCAGGAAACCGCTGCAAGAGCACGCTACGGTGAAAACAAATCAGACATCAAAACAATCTTTGGTGCACTAACTGACGTTGCTGTGCAGGACCAAGCACGCATCAACGAGCAGTTCACCCAGTCAATCGCAGAGCAGCAAATGAGCCTAGCAGCCCGTACAGCAGAAGCCCGCCAAGGCGCTGCAGCAGGCGTAGCAGCATCACAAGCTGCAGGTGCCGAGCGAGGCAACGGTCCAGCTATGGGAGTCAACCCACTACAGACTGCATCCGATGAAGGTATTGCCCGCTCAAACGCCTACCAGACCACCTGGGAGGCCCTACAGAACGCTAACAAGGACCAAGCCGTCGTAAACACACAAACCCGCCAAGCAGGCTACGGTCAGCAGCAGGTGGGCGCTATACAGCAGTTGGCAAGAAACCTTGAAGACCGCCTTATGGAAATTGGTGGCAACACCGCACAAGTTCAGGCAGACATTGCCAAGGCACAGATTGGTGCAAAGCAAACCGTTGCAAACGCCAACTACCAGGAGCGCCAGACCTCTAAGCAACAGGCTGCTGCAAACTACCGCGCCCAGTTGGCTGCACAGGCTAAAGCGAACAAGCCAAAGACTTACCCTAGAACCCTTGCAGGCCTAACCTCGTATATCAGTGACATTGCACCATCTGAGAAAGATGCCACTAACTTTATGAATAGCCTTGCAAAGGCAGAAACTGACGCAATCGCTGATGACAGAAGCTCAGGTCAGGCATACCAGATGTGGCTAGCGAAACACAAGAGCTACCCGCAAGAGTACAAGACCAAAGCTAAAGAGTACTTCAACTATTATTACAAGAAGTAATTGATAGAATAAAAGAGACGTTTTACCTATCAAATAAGGACTATCTTGGCTGACAAAATTCCCTTTGCCCCAGTTGGCACATCAGGCACCAAAACGTCAACAAAAAAGACGAAAGGCAAAATTGCCTTCGCTCCAACAACTGACGCCACCCCTGACTGGGCAAAAAACCTTGAAACAGCCATATCCACTGGACAAATTAAAGCTGGATTTGAAGACGTCAGAAAAAAGCAACAAATTAAAGCCCGCAGCACCGAAGGGTCAAAAGCTGCACTCTCCACATCAAACGCTGTACTAAACACCCTAAATACAACCTCAGCATACGTTGCAGGAGCAGCAGACGACACCTTTAGGCAAGTAAACGCTGGCAAAGGCTTCGACATAGTTTCAATCCTGAATGCAGGAAATCTAAACGCTAATGCTTGGAAAACTACAAGCAAAACAGTAGCTTGGAAAGACATCCTTGTTGACCGTCTTGGTTTTGACTCAAAAAATCCACTCACTGACGTAGCAGGGTTTGCTGGGGATGTTATCTTTGACCCACTAAACTTTGTAGGCAAACCCCTATCACTTGGCTTAAAACTAGCCAAAGCTACCTCAAAAGCTGCAGACGCTGGTGTAGATGCAATAAAGCTATTCAACAATGGTGAACAGTCAATCAACAGCGCTGCAGGAAAAGTTGAAAAAACAAAGTTTATTTCAGAAGCTGCTGCAAAAATTACCCCAGAAGAAAAAGCTCGCCTAAGCCCTGAACAGGTTGCAAACCTAAACACTGAAGCTGGCAAAATTTCTGCACTAGAAACCCTTGGTAAAAAAGCAACACCAGAAATTTCAGCAACAATTCAAAAAGCAAAACCCATCCCTGCAAACCTATCTAAACTTCCAGGGAAAGCTGGCGAAAAAGGTATCAATGCAGCTCAAAAACTTGCTAATGAACTTACCTACAAAACCATCACTATCACGCCAGACCTTGCAAAAGCAACAAACTTTGTTGACCAGTTTAAAGGCGCAACCGCTTCAGCTCTTGAGGCAAGCACAAAGCAACTAAAAGCCTCACTACTATCCGATAACGCTGCTGCTTTTATGTCCAAATACGCTAAAAAGGACACAGCATTAG